GTGGCATTTTAAATGCTCCAAATCAAGGTTAAAGAAAAGGGCGACCGGAGCCGCCCTTTCTCAGTTACGCGCCTGTGACGTTAGTCTGGTTGCCCATAGTAATGCCAGCAGTGATTGTACCGCCGCCATCAGCAGCTGAACCAGCTATCACGTATTCAATACCCAGGTAGCGTTCAACGATACCATTAGGTAAGAAGTCCAGATTAAACTGCTTACCTGCAAGCAGATCACCAATCAGGATAGTCTGAGATGCGATAGTAGTACCGAGTGTTGCAGCTGCACCAGTAGACAGATTGACTGTCAAACTGTCGCAAGTTGCGAAGTCGGCGGTAACCTGCACTAAGAGTGGAATCTTAGCACCTTTACCTACATCATCATTTAATGCAGCCTTGCCACCATACGGTGTACCTGCTACGCCTAAGTCGATGACATTGGTCGAATCCGCACTAACGGTAACCTCCTGATCATCAGAAAACAACTGTTGTAATGAAAAAATCATTTTGATTAATCCTCTAAAAATTAAAAATTAGCCGAGGTGTTACCCCCGGCAATTGATGAACCGTTCGGTTATGTGACCTTAGCTTCAGTGTTGATGATGGCATCTGTTTCACGAATCGGAATACCACGATAAGTGGTAACTTCCTTACCTTCAAGCTCTACCACCTTGAGGCGCACAAAGGTATCACTGGCACCGGCGTTGGTAGCAAGGGCATCAAGTGCTTCAAGCACATCACGGTTACAGTAGATGGCAATGTTACCACCAGCGACACGACGATTTTGCAACTTGTAATATGCCTTACGCATAAAGTCATATAAAGCAACTGAACCACCAGCCATCAATGACACGTCGATGTTCGCAATACGTGCAACATAACGCCAATCTTTAACAGCCAGACCAATGTGCCATGTAAATTTCTCTTCCATCGCGTAGTAAGCATCACCGTTATCATCAACGATACGCTGTTGACCCATGTCTTCACGCTGAACACCAGCCTGAGTACCTTTAGGATAAAGCAAGTTACATTGGTTATCACCCCATGTAACAAACCATATTGACGTGTTGTCTGAACCAGTACCACCGGCATTAATAATCTGATTACCGTTAGCAGCAGTCGTGTCGTTGAATCGTGGGGCCAGACCCATGAACTCTTCAGGATCATCTGCTGTGCTACCGTAGAATAACTTAGTAGCAACTTCCTGAGACATAGCTTCAAGATAAGACTGAGCCTCAGATAAGCGTACAGCACCTTCATTGGTAGACAGATCCAGCAGACGCTTGTCGATGGTACTCAGACCTTCAACGAAACCAGTGGTATCTTCAACCTGGGATGTTTTACCTTTACCGTTGGGGATACCCTTGTAAAGTTTACCCCACGTAACGCTTGGCAGACCAGAACGCACAGTGTGTAAGTGAGTTGTACCCTTGTTACACTCGACCGCAATCGCGTCATCAAGTATAGGGTTCATTTCCATAAGCATTTCAATAACATCGACGAAATTACCGCGTCCGTCCTGTAGCTTATATACGTCGATCAGATCGACAAAAGTAGCTCCTAAAGTAGCCATTTGATATTACCTCGTAAGATTGTTAGGCATCCGTTTTCGGATACATTCTAGACACACGGTCAGACTCTTCAGAAGATTGAGCACCAGTTACACCCGGTACATCTTCATTCAATGTTTGACCAACTCGAACCATAAACCGGATAACTTCAGGGTGGTTGCCCACACCGTGTTCTTCCAGCAGCTGTTTCAATTCTGGAGTTCCATATTTAGAAATAGCAGATTGCGCGATCTTGACACTTTCTTCAAACTTGTCTCCACCGAACTCACCGTCATTTTTAGAACTGGTCTTCCAGTCACTCATCAGCTGGTTGAAGTTTTCGACTTGCGTCTGCGAACCCGCCTGGACTTGTTTTGCGTAAAGGTCAATAACCTTCTGAGCCTGTTCCTGATTCAAACCCAACTCTTTGAAAAGAGGGGATGCTTCAGCGAGAGCAGTTTCATTAAGTTCAGTGCCTTCAGGCATAACAAAGTCGGCATAAGTGTCGGGAGGCGTATCACTACCTTCTGCACCAGCAATATCAGCAGCAGCATCAACAATAGCTTTTGCAGCTGCTTTATCATCAGCAGATAACCCTGGGTCATCTGCATCAAGAATAGCTTGTGCAACTGCAACATCAGCAGCCGCACCTTCAGCAGCAGCACCTTCGCCGCCGCCTTCAGCACTGCCACCTTCGGCAGCAGCACCTGTTAATACGGTTTCAGTACCACCTTCGGCAGCACCTTCTGTTTGAACACCTTCTGTACTTGATTCGTCACTCATTGAGATCATCTCCAATCATTTTTAAATAATCACCTGGTGCAGCTTCTTTGATTTGTCGTTCAAGATCCAAAGCCGCATCCCTCTTACCTGAACAATACGCAGATCGAACAGGATTTTCATTAAACATGCTGTCAAATATACCACAGTTTTGCAGGTACTCCAAAATAAACCTTCTACCTTCAAATGTTCGCATAAAGTTTTGAATAACAAGAAGATTCGGGTTGCTGTCATTACTATTCGATTTCTGCTCATCATCACTCATTATGCGACACCTGCGTTACGCATGGTTCTACCTAGCACATTGTCTTCACTGATTTCAGTTTCAGATGCTTTCTTCGCCATATCAACCATCTGACCACCCTGCTCCATCATAGCAGCACGTTGTCTGGCTTGAGCTTCAGCAGCAGCAGCAGCAAGTGCATCACTGTCACTAGTAATAAGTGAAGGATTAACACCCAGTGCTTCAGCGTAATCATCGACTGCTTGATTAATATTGATCTTATGACGTGCTTCAGGCCATATCGCTGCCACACCACCGACGAACTGTGCAATGCGATCAATGGCACCAGTATTCACCAGTCGTTGTGCTTGTGCTAACACAGACACATACTCAACGCTCAGCTCACGATCCTGCAATTCAGGTGGTGGCGTAGGCAGCACACCGTTGCGTTGCAAGATATTGAAGGTACGATCAATCAATGGATCGAGCAACTCAGTATGCAGACGTTCAAGCACTGGTCCCAGCATCAGCAGCTTCTCTTCATGCTTCTCAGCAACCTCACGCGCAGTAATTTGACGGCGGTCAGTATTAGCAAGCATCAAGAACAAATCTTCATAGAACGCACGTTGTATACGGTTCTCTACATTCAGGATTTCACCTTTGATTTGCTCGACTTCAGGTCTGTAGTTCTCATAAATACTCTTCAACCCGCCGTTGTTCGTGTCACTGTGCCATATAATCTCGTTATAACTAGGTACACCGTTCTTCATCTTACTCTTCAGTGCAGATGGACCCTGCAACGGTGGACTCACTAACTTATCAAATGCCTGATACTTGCGACGTTCAGCCAACTGCAATGCCTTAGTGTCGCCTAAAGCAGTGATACCGGGACAATCAGTCGCATAGACATCTTCGCCGGTGACATCCCAACGAGGTGCCAAGATAGGGAACTCATCGAAACCTGATTCACGCAGGAACTTCTCCTGTGCATCACGTGAGCCTTTGTTCGCGTCATAGTAAACAGAACGTGTGGGTTTATCACTCGCCTTGACGCTGGTCATGTCACGATCATCATTAGGTTCAATGGCATGGACGATCTTCACCCAGGCTTCAGTGTTGCCTGTATCCCACTGTCTTTTAACACTTTCGCTGACATTCTCGATACCAAACTGTTTGACGACCTGACCGACAGTCAACTCATATTCACGATACATAGTGTCAGTTTCATTCTTACCATCCATACCTAGCATGTAGCTGCCGACGGTGTAAGGTTTGCACCAGATGACGTTATCAAAATCATGGAACACACCCATCGCAGCTGTGCCGAATACACCCAGTTCAGAGTACAACTGATGCAGTGAGTTATAAGTATTCGATGACGCGAACACTTTGTACATGATTGTCTGCACTTCATGCAACCACATCTTCACCGCTGTAATGTCGTCCAGCTTCCTGTCACCGGTTGCCAGTCTGAACCAAGGTCGCGCCGGTGATGTGATGCCTGACATCATGCCGGAGGCTAACGTCCTGGCTGACATTCTGCTGCTGTTGTTGATCTGCTTCGTGTTGCGCTTGAACCCTTTGTTTCGATCAGATGTTAAGAATCGACCACGGTGTGCCAGATGATAGTCTGACAGTTCCCGGTACAAGGGTATGAATGACGACCGTTCAGATCGCATTGCTTCAAGTCGCTTGTTGTAACTTCTAATTGTTGGCATAAGTCTTTAACCTAGTTGTGGTTCATACCAGAATATAACAGTGCTGAAATCAATTTCTTGATTAGTATTATTTGTCACTCCGTAACTATACTTTGTATTTGGTTTTAATATCCATTCACCACCAGTGATAATGTCTAATCCATTACCGCCTTTTTGCGCCACTGATGGGATTAGAGATTTTCCTATCGGGTTGCCTATATCTGTAATAACAGGATTTTGATATAACATCATCGTCGGAGTATTATCACTCGTTCTATTGTTATTACCAGCACCTAATAAATCACCATCATCAGTTGTCACAACATCTTCAAAGTATTCGACAGTACATGGGGCCGCTGTTGTCTGTATGTTGAACGATCTTAAATGAACAGGATCATCGCCTGTTATCATTAAGTGAGTTTCTGTAGTATCGGCGGCTAATGCTGGATGAATGTCTGCATGAGTAAACCCATTCCCTTGGTGAATTTGAGCATGTTGATGCGTTATTGTTGGTATCGAACCATCATCAGATTCATAAGGGTTACCGAGCGCGTCATACAATGCAACATGAACCGGATCAGTCTCAGTAGCAACTAGTGAACATTTATCACTTGTCGGTAGTGCCCATACATTTGTGTCAAGTGATAGAAACTGCATCGGGTCATCGTTGCCACCGAGTGTATGATACACAGAATTAGTTTTAGCTGGTTTCAATTCACTCAGCGTAATGCGTACATCATCACGATGTGATTGCAACAGCAGTGGATTGAACCCTGTGTTGACCTGGACATACTGCGTAGGATCAAGATTGACTGAAACAGTCGCCATATTACTGACCTAGCAATGTTTTCTGTGCAGTAGCTCCACCGTCTTGAATGCCACGTGAACCTGTCAGAATGGTACTTCGACCGCCCCCGGTAGCAGCACGACGACGACGTACATCACGATCACCCCCGACAGCTGCGCCTACATCAGGTGCAACAGGTGCTTCTGGTACCGCCGGTGGTGGTGCAGGTGCTGATGGTGATGATGTGCACATATCGTTTATCCTCAGTTGATTAAATCAATGGGTTATAGCATATCACATGTCAGCCAGCGGGTCATAGTCTGCGTTGTTATTATCACGCAGCGGCAGTGCTGCATCGAGATGACCGCGTACAAAGTCTAGTTTAGGTACATGCTGCGCGAATGTCAGGTACAGTGCATCAGCCCAGTCTGGTGAGCATTTGATGCGTTTCTTCATGTCCTTCTTTTTCTCAAGCACAAGTCGATCTCTGTCATCATGCCAGAACTCACGAGCAACCAGTTCATTCTCAAGTTGAATGTCATCATAAATCGCACCACCTTTCATCAACCATTCTCTGCATCGGGCACCCATTTCAGCTGTTTTACTGGAATACAGCTTCTCATCATCAGCTTTATGCCCGAAACCAATGTCAATGACATGATAGCCAAGCTGACGCAACCTATCACCGATGGGTCCACCAATACCAGTGACATCCAGGAACGTGACATCAGGCTTATGTCGATCAAGTATCATGGTGACGAGTGACACAACCTTCATGCTGTCACGTGACTTCTCACCGGGTATCCTGTACACCTTCTCAGACTTAGCATCCTTACCACGTCTGAACTGAATCATGCAGTTATCTTCACCACCTCGTGCGACATCGATGCCACAGATGAGTGGATCATCACCGAGATAGATACCCGGGCCACGCTTCATGGCATTGAATACATCATCGCCAGGGATGAACTGCATATCGCCTGCACGTGGAAACTTACCCAGCACACGTACTCTGAAGAAGTCAGAATCTTCACCCCAGTCTTGCCGCCACTGCTCGATGAGCTTCTTATTGGTCATCTTGGCTGTGCGACTATCTACCTGTCGCTTGTGCCAGCGCGACCCGGCACCCAGCATCGTGAAGCAGTCTTTGAATTTACCGGTATTACGTGTCGGGTTACCGAACACAAAGAACATTGTCAGGCACCGCACTGGCTTCATCAAATATGTAGAATGGTGTTGAGCTGGCTGAATGGAGTCCAGCGAATGCTTCAGAGTTCTCTTCACGGCACGTCTGAGCATCAGCACGCCATGACTCAGGCCACGACTTATGATACAGCGACATCGAGCCGCGACCATTATTGTATTCAAACCAATGACCTACAATGCAGCGAGTGCGCCATTTACCAAGCTCACCCCATGTCTTTGTGCGTAATTGATCAGATGTGTTAGCTGTGATAATGCCTTTCGAATATGGCCTGGTGGACATGATCCATAAGATGATCCATGCAGTGATTGCTGACTTACCGATGCCATGACCTGATGCCGTAGATTCACGAATAGGGTCAACAGGTGCAACACCATCAAAACCACGATCAATAACCTGCTTACCGACATCAATGAGCATCTCACTCTGCCACTTATCAGGACCATCGAACCCTTCAAGCTCACCATGCCCCCAGTCGAACGCCCACATGACCCAGCCAAGAGGGTCAGCATAATACTCAGAACATTCATCAGCTAGAAGTAAATCGATTTGACCAGGTAGATAATCACCTGATGATGTCATTGCTGATTTTACGGTTGCCACATTATCACCTGTGTATGAATTTAAAGCCTCCCTGCAACACGCATTGACGGTGACGGATCAATGGTAGTCGTGTTGCAGAGTGCTAGGTGCATAGATTAACAAAGAAATCAAAGGAATGAAACAGTGTCATCATCCTTTTTATCACCTTTATTCAATCGCTTGCGACCACGTAACAGTCGTTCCATGATCTCATGATCACTGCTGACCTCGACCTTCTCAGCTGCCAGTGCATCGACGAATGTATGTTTAGCTACCAGGTTAAGTGCTGTGTTACTTGCAGTGATGTTCCCCGTCTGCCGGGCAATCAGATGATTGTCCACTGCTTCCATCAGCACCCACTCAGCATCAATGTGACTGGCATCAAGCCTGCTCATCAGAACGCGCTGGATCGCTTTCTCGACCTCATCTACCTTCAGGATACCGTAACCACTGTCAGGCTCAAACCCTGAAGCCTGAGCCGCACGACGTGCGTTGAAGTCTTTGCAGTATTCAATGACGAAATTGATATACTTAGACTTCAACCCGGTCAAGTCTGATTCTGTGATTCTACAAGGCATGGTTTACCAAATATCAACTAGTTACGTGTGAGTGTATCACAATTAGTCACGCATCAAAATGCTTTACCATACCGTCGCGCTCTCTAAAATAATTCAAAGTGTTAACTCTCTTCTCTCTGTCCTGCTGATATAGATCAGGTTCGCAGCACGAGAAATCAGGGCAGCACTCATCGTCAATTTTATTGTGTTCGCTTTTACCATTAACCCATTTTTCAACTTGCTTAAAAAACCTTTGCTTATATCTGGCAGTGGCTCCGCAGGTACAGTTATCCTCTGGTACTTTTTGTTTATCGCAACTCATCATGTGATGTGGCATGGTTGATCACCGTCCTAAATTAGTTTCATTCACCACTGAGTATATCACGTCATCAACACAGCTTCAGGTGAATGTGACACACTGTTACCCAGCATCTCAGACCAACATTCTAAGCGTCATTCACCGTGGAAGCCCACGACTACCCC